TTTATTAGCGTATATGAAGATATTGGAAGTAATGATTGTGCCAGGATCCCAATCTTCAACAATACCGTTATTTGATCGAGTACATTCAATAAATTGGTTAAGTGACTTCTCTTTATACTGGACTTCCTCATTATCGCCAATAAAGAAGGTGCCGTTTCTCTCAGGCCATCCAATAGTAGAGTCAACAGTTACAATTTGGTCAATAGTGTCTAATGGCTCAACTAGACGTGTTTTGTATGGAATCTTGAAGGTGCCAACTAGTGTTTCTTCAGAAATTACCAATTCATAAATTGTATCTTCACCTTTGATGATAGAAATCGCATTTTCAACTAATGCTGATGCATATTTGATATTTTGGTCAACTTCGTCGGCATATTGAATAACTTCTGCATCAATTAGGTTAGCAGGGTCACCAGACACTACTTGTGTCCTTAGAATGGTGTCTACGACCCATGTAGCAGCAGATGGGGAGATGATCTGCTCTTTAGGGTATGATACTTCGATCTCTTCACCGAAAAGCACCTTGAAGAGGTATTTTGCACCTAGTGCAGTACCTTTTGCAAGATAGAAGTCCCTGATATTCTTAATTACGTTAACAGGGTTAACTTTTGACGGATCAAGTTGAATAGTGGGCAAATATTGCTTTCTAAACTTCTCAAATAACTGATAGATGAAAATAGAGTCAAGATTATGGACAATAGACCCTACTGGGTGTGTACTGCTTGAAAGTTGCTCTTCTTTTGCATAAATTTGGTTTCCATACTCATCAAATTCAACAACGTTGGAAACACCACGGACAATACCGTTAAAAGCACTAGGGACGTAGTTTCTACCACGCTCTTCGATTACAAAACCAGTAACTTGGTCATATCCTACGTTTACAGATGCTTTTGCTGCAAGAGGCTCAGCAATGTAAATCTTAGGGGGCTCTGTTTCAGAATATCCAGTACCGAAGTTGGTAATATTGATATCTGTTAACTCACCGTTGAAAATAGTCGCAACAGCAGTCGCACCTGTGCCTCCAATAGGATCACCGTATGCATCCTTACGATCATCAACAATATAGACAGAAGGAGCGTCGGTATAACCTCTACCACCTGTCAACAATTCGATATCTGTCACAGCACCGCTAGATACCGTCACATCAAGCACCTGTGCCCCTACAGGGTCGATTACTCTACATCTTGGTGCAGTTGTATACCCACGACCTCTATTAACGATAGTAACCGCTAAAACACCACCCTCAGGAGTTAGTGAGCACTCAGCAATAGCGTTGATACCACCCTCAGGAGCAGGGTCAATGTAAATGGCAGGAGGGTTAGCATAATTTAGTCCTGCTTTAGTAACTGAGATGCTATCTACGTTAAGTCTACCTTCATTATCGATAGTTGCGTTACTAATCTCTGCACCGCCAGGATTATTGAAGGTAATGACTGGCACAAAGTCATATCCAGATCCAGAATCAGTAATTCTGACTGTATCCACCATTCCAGTGGTGTCATTGACTGTCAGAGCAACCTTTGCTTGTCTACCGTTAGGATTTGTAGGAGGAGTGACTAAGGGAATGGGTGGGTTGTAAGATGTATAACCTTGACCACCAGAAATTAACTGAATATCTTTAATACCTGCAACCAAACTGTGTGCAGTAGCATATTCACCAGTAGTAGCAGTCTGAATGTTTACTCTAGGAGCAAAATCAAGTCTATATCCCTTTCCACCATCTTTTACTAAGATATTGTCAATCTGATTCTCAAGTACATTACAAACTGCAGTTGCACCACTACCAAATGAGGCAGGCACAAACTCAATCGCTCTAATATGAAGAGTATCAGCACTACCAAGTGCAAATTTAGCAACTAGAGTATCTTGATAAACATTAAACTGCTCAAAAGGTCTCTGTAGTTGTCCTGTGCGGTTTACAACTAGAGAGACGTCAGAAATAGGAGTATATGGTTGACCATTTACTCTTAGAGGATAATATTTGGTGCCTTCCCATTCACTAACAGGAATAGGATCCATAGTAACGATGGTTTTATCAGCAAAACCAATCAGATACTTAATTTGTGTAAAACTTTGATCATCTCCACCAGAGGGTGCTCTAGGAGGAGTTGTAAAAATGATGTTTGTGCCATTGACAGTATAATCAATGGTAGGACGTAGAGTCTGGTTATATGCAGTAACTACAAGGTGATCTACAGACGCAGGAGTTACAGGAGTGCCTTGAAACTTAAGTGGGAATGAAGTGCGGACTCCATCAAATAGGGTATATGGATTTTCTAGTGCTTGCTCTTTCTTTTTAAATTCTGAAGGTGAAATACCTGGCGTCATAATGGCGTCAGGACCTCTAGTTACTGTCTCATAGTAAAAGATCTCATTATCAACCTTGATACTACCATTACGCTCTTGATAACCGTCAATATCCTCTACGACGATCTCGGTATCGTTAAGACCGATCGCCTGTAGCACAGTTGTCTCAGATGTTAAGACATTTGACTGATAAGTGTCAATGTCAAGATAATCGAGTATGTTGTTAAGAATGTCGAATGGTCTTCCGACTTTCTCCTGTGACTTGTAGTATTGTTGTAGTAGTTTGACTAACTGACGATCTTCCTGCTTGATAAAATCAGGGAGTTGTTGCTCAACTCTGTCAGAAACGTTGACTCTAGACATATCTTAGAAGCACTCTTCTAATTCTGGATAAGTGAAACTATCCGTGGGGTAATCAAGTATATTTAGCTCGCCTCCACCGAAGTTAAATCCATTGAAATTATTAGGATCAAAGATAGGGACTGACAAGTCACTAATAGTGTAATCGATAGGATTGACTTCTGGATTGAAGATGATTGGGTCTGTGCCTGCAGGAGGCTCAAGTGATCCACCACTAGGATAAACCACCACTGGAATTCTGTTTGTATTGTCAGGTGTCAGTGCTACGTTGAGAGGTCCTATGCATACTTCACCAGTTGCATAGTTGACTGATCCGACATTGTTGTTAAGTACGACTTCTGCTTCGTCTCTAACTGTTACAAGCATCATATTACCTGCACCGTCATCCCTCAAATTCACAGGGACAAGAGTTTGTGCTTCGGTAGAAGATAATGTTGCTGTATCTACTTGGACAACACCACTAGTTAGGTTAGCATTGTTAAGAAGACTTTCTGTATAACCAGTAGCATAGAATGTGCCAGATTTAACAACAGAGAATGTTGGTTTACATGAATCACCCATTCCACCACCATCACCCATACCATTAGAGTCCTCAGGGGTGCCTGCAAAGTCACCAGGACGGAATAGAGGGTTGTTGAAGTCAAGACACTGGTTAAAGACTTGACCAAACTGGAATGTATCCAGATTCTGACCTAATGTAAGTTGAGTTGTGCTACCAGAGATAGCAGGGTCTGCATTATCAACTACACCTGCATACTTAGATCCTTCAAAACGATTGTTGAATCTATTTGCAGCATTGTTTGAGTTGTAGTCGTCTACATTCTTTAATACTTTAGTCCTTAGGTCATTAGAACTAAGATTAGTGTCATTACCGTTATAGTAAACGTAAGACTTAGGAATAACATAGAGAGTTCTAGGATCAATGATGATTGGATCGATAGCACCAATCGAATAGTCTTTTAATTCATTCTTAATTCGTGTCTTAGTAGTCTCATTTAGTTTAGATCCTGTTTTTGGTCTTACTGCAACGTAAACCTTACCATAAACAGGTGGACTTAGTTTCTCACCACCATATGCAACCACACTTCTTGACTGTGGATAGATTTGACGGACTAGATTCTCAAAATCCCTTTCTGTAACTGCTCTGTTTTGTGTTGTGTATAATCTAGGAGCATTATATTTGATTGATACGGGTGTTTCTCTATCTTCCCCGTCTGCTGCTTGGTTTTCAGTGACAACAGTGATATTATTGTTACCAATGATGCGTCCTTCACTATCTACAGCAGTCCCGATGAAGGTAAAGTCCCTAGCACCGTTTGCTTCCTTACCAATAGTCCTTACATAGTCAATTTTTACAAATTCACCGTCAACTAGTTGTCTACCTAGGACACCATCTCCAAAAATGACCTTGTAACGTAAATCATCAACTTCTTCAAGGAAGTAAATACGAGAATTTGAGTCTAGGTTAACTGAAGATGTCGCTCTGTTGTAAATATCGATTTCTGACGACTGCACAGAAGGAGAAACGTAGACAACCATTCTTTCAGTGTCTAC